CAGGTTCTCGGCGAGTGTGCGCGCGGCCGGGTTGCTCGCGCGTTTCGGATCCGCCCCGTCGTCGGTTCAGGCGCTCGTCGATGAAGCGGTCGGTGCAGCAGCCGACACAACGGCCGATACGACGATCAGCACGGCAGCCGACGGATCGCAAACGGTGCCGCCTGCCGATCCCGCTCCGGTGTCCCCGGTCGATCCTGCGCCGCCGAATCCTGTGCTGATGTCGACCGAAGATGTCGGCGTGCTCGCGGCTCACGTCTTCAGCGCCTGCCGCACGGCGAATCTTTCCGCGTGTGCGGAAAGCATCGTCACGCTCACGGGCCTCAAGGATCGCGCCACGATTGACGCGGCGGTGCGCAACGCGTCGGAGATTGCCGGTCTGTGCATGGCGGCGAAGCTGCCGGAACTCACCGCGCAGTTCGTTGGCGACGGACTGAATCCCGATCAGGTGCGCGCACGTCTCTTTGATCGCGTGACGCAGACGCAAGCGCGTGTGAACAGTCGTCAGCCTGTTACTGGCGACACCGTTGTGGCCGCTGGCGGTCCGAAAGCGTCGTCGGTCTACGCGGCCCGCAGGGCATCGGGCAAGCCGTACGCAAAGTCACTTTGATAATCAATGGTCCGGGCAAACCGGGCAAACAGGGAGTTACCTGTATGACAAGCAACATCAAGACCCAGGGCACGTTCACCCGCGAATTTCTTCTGTCGGAAGGGCCCGGCCGCATTTCCCGCGAACAGATTGTCGTCGCGAAGGGCGACGCGCTGCCCGCCGGTCAACTGCTCGGTACCACCGGCACGGGCGAGTACGCGCCGTACAGCAACACGGCGACTGACGGATCCGAAGTCGCTACGGCGATCCTGTACGGACCGCTTGCGGCCTCGGACGCACCGCGCCCGGCGGTGGGCATCGTGCGACTGGCTGAGGTCACCGCGCTGCGCCTGACGGGGCTCGACGCGGCGGCTCGCCAGGACCTCGCCGCGCACCACGTCATCGTGCGCTGACCGCTGCAGCGCTGCGCAGTCTAGCGCGGCGTCCTTCACTTTTACTTTCCAGTCAGGAGCATTTCATGGCGGATATCGCCCTTCTCAATGATGACGCGTTTTCGCTGTCGTCGCTCAGTGCAGCCATCAATGAACAGCCACAGGTTCCTACCCGGCTCGCGACGCTTGGCCTCTTCGAGGAAGAGGGCATCACGACCACCGTGGTGCAGATCGAGCGCGACGGCGACACGCTCGCACTGGTGCCGACCGGGCAGCGTGGTGCGTCCGGTACGGTCGTCGTGGGCAGCAAGCGCAACATGATTCCGTTCAATACGGTGCACCTGCCGCAGCGCGCAACGATTGGCGCGGACGAGATCCAGAATCTGCGTGCATTCGGCTCCGAGTCCGAGCTCGAAGCGATCCAGACGGTGGTCAACAAGCGTCTCGCGAAGATGCGCCGCCAGCTGGATGCGACGCATGAATTCCATCGCATTGGGGCGGTCAAGGGGCTGATCCTCGACGCCGACGGCAAGACCGTTGTGGCCGATCTGCTCGACCGGTTCGCGATCAAACAGACGGTGATCAGTTTCGAGCTGGGCAAGGCAGACACCGAGATTCGATTGAAGTGCGCGGATCTGCTCGACACGATCGAGGATGCGCTGGGCAACACGCCGTTTTCCGGCGTGCGCGTGCTGTGCGGCCGCACCTTCTGGAGTCGCCTCATCATGATGAAGGCGATCAAGGAAACCTACCTCAATACGGCGATGGCGTCGGCGCTGCGGGGCGACGCGCGCGATACGTTTGAATTCGGCGGCTGCACGTTCGAACGCTATCGGGGACGCGTGGGCGACGTTGGCTATGTCGCCGACGATGAAGCGTGGGCCGTGCCCGAAGGCGTGCCGGAGCTGTTCATTACGCGTTTCGCGCCGGCCGACTATATGGAGACGGTCAACACTAACGGTCTGCCGTACTACGCGAAGCAGGAACTGATGGACTTCGGCAAGGGCGTCGAGCTCGAGGCGCAGTCCAATCCGATCCATCTGTGCACGCGTCCGAAGGCCGTTATCCGGCTGACGGTTTGAGGAGCGTCGAATGTCTTTCCGTGACCTTCTTGTGGATCTGGACGACGCGGTGTTGCGCGATCTGGCCGACGACGACATCGCTGTCGACGGTGAGCCGGTGCGTGGCATGTTCGCCGCGCCCTGGCTCGGTCCGGATCTTGGGCGGCAGCGCACGCAGCTGGAGCACCCGCAGGTGAGTGTGCGCGATGCCGAGGCCGCACGGATGGTAGAGGGCAGCGTCGTGACCGTGGGTGCCGATTCATACGTCGTGTTCGAACTGCAACCTGACGGCACGGGCTGGACGGTGCTGCTGTTGCGGCCGCGCTGAAACTTGGACGGGGAGCGCTTGCATGGATGCATTGAAGGTTGAGATCGACGTCGGGGCAGTCACGGCGGCCCTGCAGGGTTTGTCACCATCAGCCATGCAGGCCGCGTGGCGACGCACTTTGCGCAAGACGGCAGCGTGGATCAAAACCCAGACCGGCAAGGAAGTATCAAAGGGCACGCAGATCCCGCAGAAGGCGATCAGGAAGCGCCTCTATTTCTTCATGCGCTCGGCTGATACGGGCAAGGTGTGGCTCGGTCTGAACCCGATCGAGGCGCACCGGCTCGGCTCGGTGCGGGAGACTAAAAAGGGCTTGCGTGCGGGGCGCTTCACGTTCGACGGTGCATGGAGGCAAACGAAGGCGAAGCCCGATGGTGCGCTTTACCAGCGTGCGGGCAAAGCGCGCACGCCGTTCGAGGTGGTGACTGTGGACTGGTCGAAGACAGGCGACCCTGCGTTCCGGCGGGCCGCAAAGATGTGCGAAGAGCGCCTCATGACGATCCTGCGTCAGGAGGTGAACTATGAAATTCAGAAGGCACTGGGAGGTGTACGCCATGGACGAGGTAACTAGTGATGTGGCTAACATGGCTGACAGCGGTGCCGATCGCCCCGACATCCTCACGACATTGCACGACACGATGATCGCGGGGCTGCGTGCCCGGCTGCCGGACATCACGCCGATCGCCGCCTATCCGCGTATCGGCAAGCGGATTCCGACACCCAGCATTGCGGTCGAACTCTCCGAGATGGAGCCGGGACACGATCCCGGAACCGGGCAGACGTCGCTGATCGGACGTTTCCAGGCGCGCGCGATTGTGGATCCGCTCGATCCGCATGCAGACCTTGCGGTGCGCCGGCTTGCCGCGCGGCTCGCCTGCGCGGTGCACGGTGAGACATGGGGTGCGCCCGTCACACCCGCGAAGCTGGTGCAGATCGGTGACGATCCATTCAAGCCCGAGCTGGACGCGTATCTCGTCTGGCTCGTCGAGTGGACCCACGAGTTCGATGCCGGTGAGGTCGTGGCACCGATATCCCCGTTTCCATCACTCCCGCCGGGTAATGGGTCGCGTGCATCGACTGTGGTGTGGAGCATCAGTCCGGACGTGGGCGCTGCGCATGAGGCGGCCTACGTCGATCCGGCGAGTCTGGATCTGTATCACGTCGGCCTCCACGGTGAGAGCAGAGAAGAGGGTACGCCTGCATGAGCGATTACGACATCGGCGAGATGGACCGGCTGATCGCGAGCATCGTCCAGGCGGGCTACATCGACGAGGTGCAATACGATCCGCCCCGATGTCGGGTTCGCAATGGCGAATGGGTCAGTGCGCTGCTGCCGTGGAAGACGTTCGCCGCTGGTCGCGTGCGGACATGGTGTCCGCCGTCCGTCGGAGAGCAGGCGGTGGTGCTGGCGCCATCGGGCACGCTTGCCGCCGGTTTTGTGCTGGCTGGCTTTTACAGCGACACGCACAGAAGTGCGAACGGTCATGCTGCGAACCTGACCGCGACGGACTATCCGGATGGCGCACACGAGCACTATGACCACGACGCGCACGAGTATGTGTTCTCGGTGCCGGCGGGTGGTCGCATCGTGTTCCGTATCGGTGGCACGCAGATGGAACTGACAGCGCAGGGCATTACGCAGAGCACGCCCAAGCTGCTGGTCGATGCACCGGACTCGACCTTCACCGGCAACAGCACGACCGTCAAGCGCCTGACGTTTCAGGGCGGCATGACGGGCAGCAATGGTGAAGGCGGCCCGGCCTCGGAGATCGACGGCGAGGCGCATTTCACGGGCGAGGTGACCTCGCAGGGCGTGTCGCTGCCGAAGCACCGGCACAGGGAAGAGGGCGACGGGAATCTCGTGAGTCCGCCGGTCAGATCCTGACATTGCGCAGCTTTAAAGTAACTTTGGCCCCGCCCGTGTGCGGGGCTTTTGCATTGGAGTTCCACCATGCCGAAAGAACCTGTTGTGGTCGCCGAAGTTCGTGCGCAAGCCGATACGTCGACGCCGGTGACGCCGGTGACGCCAATGGCGGCCCTTACATTCCGCGACCGCGCATACCGCTCACGCACGTTCGTGTTCGCCGACGGCAGCACCGCGCCGGTCGTCAACAGCCGTATCACGGTGACCCTCACGCAGCAGATCGCGGAGATCGAACGGCACGCCGATTTTGACCGCATTGATGACCCCGCCGGTGATGCACGCTGATGGCACTCACCGGCATGAACCGCACAACGGGTGCGCCACTAAGCGGGCTCGACCACCTGCGGCAGAGCATCGGCGACATCCTGTCCACACGACGGGGCACGCGTCGCGAGCGGCCCGACTACGGCAGTGACATTCCCGCCATGGTCGACCTGCCGGTTACGCGTGGCTGGATCTCGGCCGTCCAGGCCGAAGCCGCACGCGCGATCGGACGCTGGGAACCGCGGATCAGGCTCTCGCGCGTGACTGTGGTGTCGGTGGTCGGTGGGGCCGTGACGTTTCGCCTCGCCGGTATCTACGCGGGTGACGACACTGTTTTTGAGGTGAGTACGTGACAACCATTGATCTGACCGCAATCGACCCACCGGACCTGGTCGATACGCTCGATTTCGAGGATATCTATCAGGAGAAGCTCGCGCATTTCCGGTCGATATACGAAGACTGGAGCGCGGCGCTCGAATCCGATCCGGTCGTCAAGCTGATCGAGCTCGCCGCGTACCGAGAGGTGCGATTGCGTGCGCGTATCAATGACGCCGCCAAGGCGGTCATGCTCGCGTTCTCCACCGGTGCGGATCTCGAGCACCTCGCCGTGCTCTTCGATATCGAGCGGGCTACGGTCGACCCCGGTGATCCGTCCGCGAATCCTCCGGTCGCGCCGGTCTTCGAAGGCGACGAGCGGCTCAAGCTGCGCACGCAGATGTCGATGGAAACGGCGACCGTCGCGGGCCCCTCGGGCGCGTACGTGGCGCTCGCGATGAACGCGTCGCCGGATGTGCTGGACGTGTCGGTCGACCAGCCTGAAGCGGGCACGGTCCGCCTGACGCTGCTCTCGGCGAAGGGCAACGGCGTGCCGGATCAGGCGCTGCTTGAGCGCGTACGCAATGCTGTCTCGCCCGAAGACGTGCGCCCGCTCAATGACACGGTGATCACGGCGGCTTCAGCCCCGCTCGACTTCGCTATCGAGGCGGATCTGTACATCGGCGAGGGGCCAGATCCTCACGTCGTGCTCAAGGCCCGGCGTGAGGCGCTGGAACTTGCCGTCGCAAAGGCGCGCAAGCTCGGCGCGGGCATGTCGCTGTCGGCGATCTTCGGGGCGCTGCATCCGCCGGGCTCCGGCGTCGAAGACGTGGAGCTGATCTCGCCGTCAGCGTCCGTCGTGTGCCAGCGCCACCAGTTCGCCAATTGCACGCAGATCAGACTGAATCCGAAGGAGGCGTGATGTCAGATCCAGCTGGCAAGCCACCGACGCGGCGTATGCGTGAGCCGCTCCTGCCCGCAAACCAGACGCCGCTCGAAGCGGCGCTTGCCCGCGTGATGGAACCGAAGGTCGATCCGGAGATCCTTCGCACGCTGTGGGATGCGGATCGCTGTCCGTCCGGCTGGCTGCCGTGGCTCGCCTGGGCGCTCGCGGTCGACGGCTGGGAACTCGCGGACTCAGACGAAGCGAAGCGATCCCTGATCAAGGGCTCGCTAGAGCTCCACCGGAAGAAGGGTACCGCGTGGGCGGTGCGCGAAGTGATCCGGCGGCTCGGGTTCGGCGAGGTGACATTGATCGAGGGGCGGCTTGCGCGTCGGCGCGATGGCTCGATCACACGCAATGGCGACTACCTGCACGGCTCGCGTAGTGCGTGGGCCGAATACATCGTCAAGCTGCACCAGCCGGTGACCGATGAGCAGGCCGCGCGCCTGCGTGCGGCGCTGGAGCGCTACGCCCCCGCACGCAGCCGGCTGGCAAAGCTCGAATACGTTGCCGCTGCCGGTAGGTAAGAACGATTGCAGAACAGAGGAGTAAAACCACATGACCGATCTTGTGGAAGTGCAGCGGTGGGAAGACGGTATCTATCAGTTCGAAACGTCCGACCCGGTAATGGGGGGACCTGACGGCATCGACAACGTGCAGGCGAAGCAGCTGGGCAACCGGACGGCCTGGCTAAGGGCGACGGGCATCCCGCCCTGGTCCCCGAAAGTGCTCTATCCGGTCGACGCGCTCGTGCAGCAGGGCGGTCTGTTGTATCGCGCAATTCTTGCGGACTCGAACAGTGCACCGGACCAGAATCCCGGACAGTGGAGTGCGCCCCGCGTGGCCGGCCTCGTCTCCACGAAGGATCTGACGGTCGAGGGCGCGTCGCTCCTGCAGGGCTCGGTGACGTTCGGCAAGGGTGAGACCACTGCGTGGATCGCAGCCCAGTCGGGCGTGTCGTGGTTGCGCACGAACGGCCACATGTCGATCGGCTCGGAAAACGCTTCGGGACTGGTGGACATCGTCGCCGGCGGCGGTGCGACCCGCGTGCGCGTGCTGCCTTCCGGGCGCGTGCTGTTCGGGACGGCCGATGATGATGGATCGAGCATCGTGCAGGGCAAGGGCGACGCCCGCTTTACGGGCGAGATCCAGTCGGGCTCGGTCAACGCGTTTCGCGCGGTGACGGGCGCGTACGGCGTATTCCTGCGCAACGACGGCAACGCCGCGTACCTGCTGCAGACGAACGCGGGCGACCTCTACGGCGGTTACAACAGCTTCCGGCCGTTCTTCTGGAACCTGTCCACGGGCGCGGTGAACATCGACGAAACGGGAGCGTCGACCACGTTCGGCGGACCGGTGACGCTGAAGAACGCGAGGCCTCTGGCCCTGCGCGGCGACGCTGGCACGCAGCGCGAAATCCAGATCCAGAGCGGTGCGACGTTGCGCTGGAAGATTTTCGGGGACGCCACGGGCGAGCCCGGCAACGGTTCGAACGCGGGCACGGATTTTTATATTCAGGCGTTCAACGATCAGGGCGGCTACCTGTGGAGCCCGTTCATGATCCGGCGCGACACGGGGCGCGTGATCCTGAACCGGGGCGCGGACGTCAACACGGGCCTGTCGATCAACCGCGCAGGCGGTGAGGGGCAGATCCTGCTGGGTCCCAATGACGGCTACCTCTATGCAAACGATCAGGAGGCGGGCTGGTATTCGCCGACACACGGGCAGTGGGCGTGGAACTTCGCGCAGAAGAACATCCGCATCGGAAACAGCTATGTCTGGCACTCGGGCAACCTGAGTCCGCTCGATACGAACAGCGGCGGATTGCTGAACGGCGACCTCAGGCTCAACACGGGCAAGGTGATCTACCTCGACGCAGGCACAGTGACTTTGCCTTCGCTGACCTTCGCGAATGACGGTGCGCCCGATACGGGTTTTTTCCACGTGACCGATGGCGTATTCGCGATCACGAACAACGGCGCCGAGACAATGCGCTTCGGCACCGACGTCGTCTCGACCCAGCGCCCGCTCCTGTCGAACGTTAAGGCGGGAACGGGCGCGAATGGCGTGTTCCATTCGACCGGCGAGAACGGTGGTGGTTTTGCGGACTGGAATTCAACGCCCGCGCGTATTCCCGCCGTGCAGGTCGATGCGCCCAACACAGGCGCGGCCTACATGGGCCTGCGCTGGACGCGGTGGGGCGGCCGGCATTTCGCGGCGATCGATGCGTACGAAGGGGGCACGGTCACATCGGAGCCGGCCATCGTTTTCCATATCGATGGGCGCACCAACGCATGGTCGTTTGGGCGTAACGAGATCGCGCGCAGTGACGGCAAGACGGTATGGGGCGGCTGGAATTTCGATCCGGCCAGCAAACTCAGCACGGGCGGCGGCACGCTGACCGGGCGGCTACTGCTGACCCAGCCCGGCACATACGGCGAGATCGGCCTGAAGAGTACCGACGGCATGGCGATGTTCATGCGCGGACGCGCAGGCGGTGGCGGCATGGAGTGGGTCAACAGCGACTACAACAGCATCCCGGCCACCCTGGACAACGGCGGCAACGTGACCTTCGCAGGCATCGTGCGGATCGCGAACGGAGGCGCCTGGGTAGCGACAAACGGCGACGTCTACGGCGCCGCGTACGGCGGCTATCTGTCCACCGTTCTCGCTGGCAAGGCAGGCGCGGGCGCGCAGGTGCGCTGGGCGAGCGGCGTCGTCGAATTCGGCGCGGTCAATGTCCACTCGGAAGGCACGGCGGATCTCGGCGATCCGTGGGTGATGATCGGGCTGCGTCGCGTTGGCGACGGCGGCATTTATATCCGTGGGACCTGGTTGAGAAACCAGTAGGCATGACAGAAGGACATCAGATAAATGGAACAGTTGATTTACTCGCACGACATGCTGATCACGATCATCCGGGAAAGATATCCCATGCTCGAACACGGTCGTGATTTTTTTGTTGCACATCCCATCGACGGGGGGGCAGGTCGCCAGTGCGGCGAGCCGTTCATCGCCGTCTGGCGAAGCACCACGATTCCCCAGCCTGATGCGGACTCGCTCAGGCACGAGTTCAGTGCGAACGAAGGCATGTATCGCACGCTGCTCGCGCGTGCCTATCGTGACCGGCTGCTGGGGGCGAGCGACGCCCGCGTCAACGTGCCGCCGGATGCGCCGGAGTCGTTCAGGGCGAGCCTTGCGGCCTGGGAGCGATACCGCCAGGCGTTGCGCGATCTCACCGGGCAGCCCGGCTTTCCGTTCGACATCGAGTGGCCGGTCGCACCGGCCTGAACCGTGCTGTCGAGCTGTATCCCCAACAACATTTTTAATCCTGAACTGGAGTACCCGCGATGAATGTGCCCTCGGCCTTCACCCTCACATTGCCGTCCGCCGGCATGGAACTCGTCTTTTCCGCGCTGGGCGAGCTGCCTTATCGCGTCGCGCGGCCGGTGATCGAAGCGGCCAACGCGCAGATTGCCGAACAGGTTTCGGCGTATCAGCAGGCCATGCCCAACGATCAGACCATTTCGGCCAACGCGGCTACCCCGGCCGACGCCTGACGGCATCGGTCCGTCATTCAACCACAGAGACCAAACATGGCACTCAAGAAAGAAATCGTGATCGATTCGATCGGCGTCCCCGCCCAGTATCACGTCGTCGACAACGTCAACGTAAGCCGCAGTTCGAATATCACCTCGGCGGTGGTGTTGAGCTACTACACCGAGGCGATGTACAAGGCCGGCAAGAATCCGCTCGGCATGGCGACGTCGATCATGCTCACCGGCATTCCTGAGGCGGGCTCGGATCCGTTCCGCTACGCTGAGCAGCTGCTTGCGCAGGCCCAACCGGCTGACGGCAAGGAAGATACGACGCTGTACCCGGGCGTCCAGAACCGCTATCTGTATGCCGGCGCGCAGATCGTGCCGGATGCAGCGCACGACGCACCGGCCTGATTGCTCCGGGCTCGCCGCGCGGACACCGTTCCGCATCACCGCATCACCCGAAACAGCCGTCCCGGATCCGGTCCGCGACGGCTTCTTTTTTATGGAGAGCCCGCATGGGTGCAACATCGTTTTTCCACGGCGTCACGGTGTCGCTGGTCGACAGCGGCCCGCGCACGATCGCCGTGCCGTCGTCGTCGATCGTGGGTCTCGTCGACACCTATACGCCCGGCGCCGATCGGGCCATGCCCAACGTGCCGGTGCAGCTGACGAGTTATCGCGAAGCGGTGGCCGCGTTCGGCGAGACCAGCGCTATTGCGAGAGCCGCACGGTCGATCTATGCGCAGAGCAAGGCGGTCGTGGTTGCGACGGGCGTCGCTGCTGGCGGAGAGGCTGCCGCGCTCACGTCGGCCATCATCGGCGGCGTCAGTGCCGGCGGCGCACGCACCGGGCTGCAGTCGCTGCTCGATGCGAAGTCGAAATACAACGTGCAGCCACGCTTGCTGCTCGCACCCGGCTTCTCGTCGACGCAGGCAGTCGCGACCGCCATTGACTCACTCGCGGGCAAGCTGCGCGCGATCGGCATTATCGACGGGCCGAATACCGACGACGAGGCGGCGATTGCGTACGCGCAGAACTTCGGCAGCAAGCGCCTCTATATGGTCGACCCGGGCGCGATGCTGTGGGACACGACGGCGAACGCGGATGTGGCTGTGCCGGCCTCGTCGTTCGCAGCAGGCCTTTTCTGCCAGACCGATGCGAACACCGGCTTCTGGGCGTCACCGTCGAACCGGGAAATCACCGACATCACGGGCACGAAGCGGCCGATTGAATTTCTCGACGGCGACGAGACGTGTCGCGCAAACCTGCTGAACAACGCGAACATCGCGACGATCATCCGCGATGGTGGATACCGGCTGTGGGGCAACCGCACGCTGTCGGCCGATGCGAAGTGGAAATTCGTCACGCGCGTGCGCACGCTCGACATCGTGATGGACGCGGTGCTGGCTGGTCACAAATGGGCGGTCGACCGCGGCATCACGAGTACTTATGTCGACGATGTCACGAAGGGTCTGCAGGCGTTCATGCGCGACCTCAAGAACAGGGGGGCGGTGATCAACTTCGAGGTCTACGCGGATCCGGAGCTGAACACGGCCTCGCAGATCGCGGACGGCAAGGTGTACTGGAACATCCGCTTCACCGACGTGCCGCCCGCAGAAAACCCGAACTTCCGCTTCGAGGTCACCGACCAGTGGCTCACCGAAGTGCTCGATACCAACTCGTGATACCAACCGTACACCACTCATATACCAACCGATAACGAGGTGATCCGTGATTCCGGAAACACTCTATAACTTTAATGCGTATGTCGACGGGCGGGGCTTCGCCGGCCGTGTGACGCAATGCACGCTGCCGAAGCTGAAGCTCAAGACGGACGACCATCGCGCGGGTGGCATGGATGCCCCCGTCAAGGTCGATCTCGGCATGGAGGGGCTCGAGGCCGGCTTCCAGATGTCGACGATGGAGCGTGATGCCCTGAAGTTCTTTGGACTCGCCGATGCGACCGCGTTTAACGGCGTCTTCCGTGGAGCGTTTCGCGACACAAAGGGCGCGACGAAGGCCGTGGCGGCCACGTTCCGGGGCATGCTCTCCGAGGTGGATCCGGGCGACTGGAAGCCGGGGGAGAAGGTCGATGCGAAATTCACGGTGTCGCTTACGTACTACAAGCTCGAGATCGACGGTGCGACGGTGTACGAGATCGACGTGCTCGGCATGGTGCGCATCATCGACGGAGTGGACCAGCTTGCGGATATCCGCAAGGCCATCGGTATGTAATTGCTGCGACATCGCAGCAGCAAGGCGACTTTAACCTGAACGGCGGGCTGCGTATTTCACGTGGTCCGCCGTTGTCGTTTGGATCGTATGGAGAGTGAACAGATGGAAAGCACAGAAGGCACGACGCCGGCAGTATCGGAAGCTCCGGCATCGTCGGCAGTATCGGGTCTCGTCGACAGCGTGACCGTCAGACTGAATTACCCCACCGAATTCGATGGCGTGCTGCGCGATACGCTGGTCTTCCGGCGACCGAAGGTGCGCGACATGCGTGCCGCGCAGAAGGTCGCGCCGGGCGATGAAGAGGCGCAGGAGCTGGCGATCTTTGCGACGCTCGCGGGTGTCTCGCCGACGGATCTGGAGGGCCTGGACCTGGGTGATTATCACCGCGTCCAGGACGCCTACTTTCGCCTTACATCCGCTCGTGCGGATGGACAGCAGAACACTCAAGGCGCTCGCAAAGCGGCTGCTTAAGGAGTATCACGTGCCGCCGACATCGATTGACGACATGACGCCCGACGATCTGGTGTGGTGGCTGACCGACTGAAAAAGGCAACAGCATGGCAAACGATATTGCACTCGGGATTGTCATCGGCGGGGCCGTCTCGGCGAGCTTCGGTCGGGCCATCACCGAGACCAGTTCGCGCATCACGGGGCTGAAGAAAACCGCGAGCGAAACGCGCCTGTGGCAGCGCACGATCGGCGAGACGGTGAAACTGCAGGATGAATTCCGCCGGCTGCATGCGGCGGGCGACCGTGCAGCCGATGGTATCCGGCGGCGCATCGAATCGAACATGCGCACGTTGCGCGAGAACGGTGTCGAGGTCGACCGGCTTGACCGTGCTTATGCGCGGCTCGGGCGCACCGCACGCGGTCTCGAACTGAAAGCGACCGGGCAGGAGCGCCTCGCGGCCGGCAGGGATGGTGCGCGTGGCGCGATTGGTGACGCCGTGAAGTTCTCGGCAGCGGTGGCCGTACCGGCGACGATCGCGGCGGACTATCAGGCGATCATCCGCGACATCGCGATCAAGGCCGGCATTGCCCGCACCGCGCAGGAGGCGTCCATGGGCGAGCGCATCCGGCGCGATGCGCGCGATAACGGCATCGGCCGCAACGTGCTCGCTGAGGCCGTCAACCAGATGGTGGCGGGCGGCATGGACGTGAGCCGTGCACTGGATTTTGCGCCGCTTGCGGCGAAGTTCTCGATCGGCCAGGGGGCGACCACCGTGGAGACCGCACGGATGATCCAGGCGCTGCAGCAGAACGCGAAGATCGCGGATCCGCAGCAGATGCAGAAAGCGTTTGAGGCCATTGCGTTTCTCGGCAAGGAGGGTTCTTTCGAATCGGCGGACATGGCCCGCTGGTTTCCGGTGCTGCTCGCCGAGATGCAGAAAATCGGCATCACGGGGCAGGACTCGGTGACGCAGCTGGGCGCGATGCTGCAGGTGCAGATGAAGACGGCGGGCAACGCTGACGAAGCCGCGAACAACCTCAAAAACTGGTTCTCGAAAATCGGATCGAATGAGACCGCAAGCAACTACAGGAAGGCCGGCGTCGACTACGAGGCGAAGATGCGCGAGGCGATCGGCAAGGGCTGGTCGACGCTCGAGGCTTCCTTCGTTCTCGCGCGTGCGTACATCGAGCGTGTCGATCCGGCCAAAGCGAAACAGCTTGCGAGTGCCGCGAAGGACATAAGCGGCGAAACGGATCCGCAGAAGCGTCGCGCGCAGATCGCGGCCTTCGAAGACACGATGAAGACCGGCGACCTGTTCACGGACATGCAGGTCAAGGCGGCGCTCACCGCGTACCTGCAGAACGCGCAACTGTACGAACGGCTCAAGAAGGACTCGTCACAGGCAACCGGCGAGATCGCGAAGGATCTGGCCGACCGGCGCGACTCATCGAAGCAGGTGTGGAGCGAAGTCGGGCAGCAGTGGAACGATGCCATGCGCAGCATCGGCGACGCGCTGCGGCCGGTGACGGACGCCGTAGGACACACCACGAAAGCCACCGGCACGGGCCTCGCGAAGATGACGGACGCAGCGCCCAAAGCGACGATGGCGGTGGCCGGAGTCGCAGCGGGACTGATTGCATGGCGCGGGGCAAAGTCGCTTTGGGGCATCGGTCGGGGCGCACTCGATATTGCACGCGGTTCGATCCTCGTTGCGCGCGGTGGCAAAGCGGGCGGCGGAGCCAAGGGCGGCGGTGTAGCAGGTGTTGCCGGCCGCGCACTGGAGGCGCTGGGCGGTGCAGCCGCATCGGCCGGCGTGCAGCGCGTGTTCGTGGTCAACCTGCCTGGTGGTGGCGGTGCTGGCGGTGCCGGCGGTGGATTGGCAGGGGCGGCCGCAGACATCGCTGAGGATCTGTCTGGCGCCGGTAAGGGTGGCGCGGCGGGCCGTGCTGCAGGTCGTGCGGGGCGTGCTGGCCGGCTTGGGCGTGTGTTCGGCGCAGCGCGGGGCTTCGCGGGTCGTATCCTGCCGCGCGTTTTGCCGTACGCCGGAAAGCTGGCCATGGCGGGCTCTGTCCTGAAGCTCGGGCTGGCTGCGACCGACGCCTATGCGGTGGCGAACAGTCACGACACGCGTGCGGCGAAGGCGCAGGGTTTTGCGGGCATCGCCGGCAATCTGGCGGGCGGCCTACTGGGTGCAAAGATCGGCGCGACCATCGGTGCGCTCGGTGGTCCGATCGGTGTGGCCATCGGGGGCGTGGTCGGCGGAGCGCTGGGCACATTCGCTGGCGGCAAGGCACTGCGGGCAGTCACGAAGTGGGCGTGGCCGGGAAATTCAGGTGGCGATGCGCGCGGCGTTAGTCAGCAGGCATCCGCGACCGATGCACTCGCGAAAGCGAAAGCCCTTCAGAAAGCACCTGGCGTCGACAAACCGGTGACGAAGATCGACCAGCAGAACACCTTCGCACCCGTATTCCACGTGACGCTTCAGGGTGCGCCGGATAACGACGTGGCCGACCGCTTTCTTGCGAAAGTGTCGCCGCAACTGCAGAGGCTCATGAAGGACGAGCTCGCACGCAGCAATCGCTCGGCCATGTTCGATGCGCCACATCTTTAGTCGCATTGATTAGCAATCGGGAGACACGGAATGGAATTTGAACGACAGATCTCGCAGGCCGCGACGCAGGCGAGCATCGCGACCGAGCGCGTGCGAAACATGAGCCGCGTGTACGAGCGCAACAGGGTGGCCAGCGCCAACACGGTCGCCGTCCTGCAGAAGCTGGCGACCGGCAATCTCGCCAATGCTGCTGAACTGCTCTCGGGCGCGGGCAGCGCTCTGTCCGTGGCGGGCGATCTCAATCCGAAGGTCGGCACGGTATTGCGCAGTTTCAATGCCGTGCAGTCGTCCATGGGCAGCGTACTGCGCATGGCGGACGCAGCCAGCAACCCGCTCATCCGGTCGGCAGCCGGCACCGTCACCAGCGCGCTCGGCGATGTACGCACGAAGTTCAACGCGTGGGCCGGCGCAAAGAATCTGGTGGGTCCGGGACAGCAGCCTTCGCCGCTGACCGGCTCGTTCGCAGCATCGTCCGTTGCGGGTGGACCGCTTTCGGGGTTATCCAGCGGTGCATCAACAGCAACACCGCATCTGATGACGCTCAGTTCCGACGCGGGCGATACGTTCCACTTCAACCTGTCGACGGCTGCGTTCGACAAGCTGCGGCGGACCACGAAATACAAGGTCGCCTCGCAGGAGCGTCTGAACCGTCCGGAGGCGCTGCAGGCCGTCAGCCAGGGCGGGGAGACGATCACGCTGTCGGGCGTCGTGTTCGCTGCGGTGGGCGCGGGCGCGGGGCAGCTGAAAGCGCTGCGCGCGATCGGCGCGCGACTGGTGCCGCTCCAGTTGACGACCGGTTACGGCGAGGTGCTAGGGCGGTGGTATCTGCAGGGCGTCGACGAGGAACAGGAGGCGCTGATGTCAGACGGTGCGCCGCGCAAGCAGACCTTCAGCCTGGAGTTCGGCCGCTATGGCGAAGACTATAAGAACGTCTGAGGGCGATGTGCTCGACACGATCTGTCAGGCCTTCTATGGAAGCGTGACCGGCATGGTGGAGGCCGTGTACGCGGCCAACCCTGGGCTCGCCCGGCACGAGCAACCCTTTGCGGCCGGCATCATCATCACGCTGCCCGAGGTCGAGGTGCAGCGCGACGAACCGGTGCAGTTATGGACCTAGCGCATGAACGGGGCAGGACCACATGAAAGCGATATTCCAGATCATCGCCAATGGCGATGACATCACGAAGGTGATTCAGGATCGTGTGTTGCGGATCCGCACGGTCGACAAGCCGGGGCTCGAAGCGGACGAGTGCGAGATCGAGCTGGACGACCGGGACGGACGTATCGAATTCCCACCGAAGGGTGCGACGCTGCGGCTGTCGCTGGGTTGGGAGGGCAGCGGCCTGGCGTTCCTCGGCGAGTACGCGGTCGACGAGGTCGCGCTTAAGGGGCCGCCGACGTCGGTGATCATTCGCGGCAAGCCGGCCAACATGCGCGCGACATCGAAGACGCACCGCTATGGCAGTTGGGAGAACGCGAAGCTGGCGGACATCGTGGGCGATATCGCCCGGCGCAACCGGTGGACACCGGCATGCGCGATCGACGTGGTCGTGCCGCGTGCGGACCAGTTCGGCGAGAGCGATCTTCATTTCGTCACGCGCCTCTCACGCCAGTACGGCGCGACCGCAACGGTCAAGGCGGGCAAGCTGATCGTGACGGGGCGTGGGGCAGGCAGGAGTGTGAGCGGGCGGCAGTTGCCGTCGATCACGCTCACGCCCGACATGCTCATCGACTATGAGATCACCTTTCCCGACCGGGCGAGCTTTGTCGCGGTGCGCACCCGCGTGCACGACGTAAAGACCGGAAAGAAGATCGATCTGGTGATCCCGAATCCGGACGCACCGAAGGGCGCGGCAGCGGTTCATACCGAACGTCATGCCTTCGCGAGTCCCGAGGCCGCGAAGGCAGCGGGCAGTGCGCGATTGCAGAAACTGAACCACCACACGGCGAAGAGCACGATGCTGATGCAGGGGCGTGCGGACTTCTCGGCGGAAAAGACGGTGACGCTGAAGGGCTTCAAGAAAGAG